TCCGACGCGCCGAGGAGGGTATCCCCAGCGTAGTCCTGCGCCGGGTCGATGTGCACCGACGTTACCGACAGAATCGGAGGCGCGGGAATGATGGCGGTCTGCGCGTCCTCGCCTGTCCCGAGGTCGTAGCGCCCTGGAAAGGTCGTGTAGGTAGCAGCCTCCATCGTTTGCGCGCCGGTGTCCGGTACCGGATGCCCACAGTAGCGCGCAAACGCGCTATCGATGCGCGTCAGTAGCGCGTTGATGGTCGTATCGTCGGCGCTGGAGAGGCCCGGTGCGAGCTCGCGGACCTGCGCTGCGGTTGCGAGGGCCATACCCTACCCCTCTGCGATAAGACGCGCGCGGGCGTCAATTGCCTCGACCACAGACGGCCGATGCTGCCCCCGGATTTCAGCCCACCGGAGACCGGCGAGCGAGTCATCGAGCGCACCGGAGGCGATGCGCTCGACAACAGACCGGACCGACGCCCCCAGCTCCCGAGCGGGAACCGGAGGCGCGGGGAGAGTTCCCCGAATGGCCCGGTCAAGAATCATCAGTCAGCCCGCACACGCTCAAGCGTGATGCAGACTGTACCCGCGATAGCTACACCGGTGCCCGGTTTCGTGATGGCGCATTTGACCGCGCCGCCGTCCGCAACCAGATTGGAGCCCGCGCCGGAGAGGGTCGCTGAGGCTACCCCACCGTCCGCAATGTCTCCGGTGCCGCCGGTCGTGGTAGACATCGTGGCAACAGAGGTTCCGGCCACGGTCACGGTAAAGGTGGCGTAGTTGGAATCGTTGGCGGTCACAGAACCATCGGCGACAAAATCCACGGCGGACACTTTGGCCTTGCCGCCGAGGCGGTTGACGCAAAACATGTCGGAAGCGGTGCCAGCGGTTGCAGCGGCCACCGGCACATACAGCGCCGCGGTGTGTTGGTCGTTTTGGATGCTCATGGGGTAGCCCTCACTTGGTCATGTTGTAGGCGTAGCGAACGGCGGCGTCGGTGCTCTTGGACATGTCCTTGAATCCGACGCGCTGGCGGGCCCGCATGTAGGTACCGGCAACCGTGATGTCGTTTTGCAGACTCACGGTAGCGCCGGCGCGAAGGACGCGGCGGAACATCCGACGATTGAGCACGACATAGCCGGTCTTCGTGGTCGTGGCGTTGTCGTAGAGGCCGGATGCGTTGAGGTCAGCGGGCATAGCATCGGTCATGATGACCGGATGGCCTGCGATGCGCGCGACTTCGCCAGTGGCGATAGGTGCGGCGGCTGCGCCATAGTCGGAGGCCGCTACAATCCCCGTCAAGCCCACAAAGTTCTTGAGGTACCCCTCGGGGCTCGTGATGATGGGCATATCGCCCGGCACCGACCGCGGACCGCCGACGGCGTTGATGTCGCTGAACAGGGTCGACAGACTGTGAGTGCTCCGGTCGATGCCGTTGGTGTCGTCGAGGGCGATAGCGCGCAGACCCATAAAGGTCTTGCGATAGTCGATGCTTCCGGCGTCAATGGCGCCGAAATACCCGCGGAGGTCCCAGTTTGCGAGGTCGTCCTGGTGGGTTGCTGCGGTGTCACCGTTGAGGATGGTCAACCGGAGGCCCATCGCCAAGCTGCGGCTGATGCTCTCACGAATGAACGGGAAAGCGGCGACAATGCTGTCGGACGCGGCGTCCTCGTGAATCAGGACCATCGTGTACATAGGCGACGCGGTGAGCGTGATTTTGTTCGTTCCGACGGTGCTCTTGGCGAGTGCGGCGGGGTTGTCACCGGATGCGCCGCCGCCCTTGTAGGGGACCGGATACGCGGTACCGACGGGGAGCTCAACCGATTCCGACGGGATGGTGATTTGGTCGAACAGACCGATGAGGCCATCGGGGTCGTATTCTTCGACCTGCCACATCGGAGAGGCGAGCAACGGGGTGGGGATGAACTCGCCGCCGCTACCGGATTGGTCATCCCATGCCCGGCGGATGGCGGATGGCATCCGGGACCATGCGCGCTGAACCTTGTTCCATGCGCTGCGCTCCTTCCGGATGACATCGGCGCGGTAGCCCTGGCCGCGGTGGTCGAAAGCGTCGCGACCGTGGCGAGCGACGGCGACCACATACAGGCTCTCGCACGCCTCAATCAGATTCCGATGTGCGTCGTTCACGGGGCGAGAGGCGAGGAGCCCATCCGCGTCGGAGCGGAACAACGCCGGGTCGTCGGATTCGTGACCGCGGAGGAATACCTTGCCGTCGGTGTCAATGAACCGTTGCACGAGCTCGCGGTCAGACCCGCCGACGGTTGCCAGCGGGTCAGCGGCGCGCGCCTTGCTCTCGGCGAGCTCCTGCCGGACAGTGCGGAGGTCATCGGCCATGCGGGCGATTTGTTCCGATTGCTCGGAAGCGGTACGGGCGCCCACCTCGACCTTTTCGGCGAGGTGCTGGGCCTTCTTGGCGGTTTCAGCGGCGAAAGCCTGCCATTCTTGCTGTGTCTGGGGCATGTCTGCTCCGTTGTGGTGAAATGCCCAGCATGGGCGGTGCTCATGTCATAGCACGAAACATGAGCGGGTGAACATGTCAACTCCAAGGGAACCGAGGAGCGCCGACCGCGGCCGGGGTGTAGGGTAGGCCCGTCTCTCGGGTCTGCCGGATGACCGACCGCGCGACCTGCTCCGCGCCCGCAGACCGGGCGAGAGCCGCGCGGGGATTCATGGGCATGGGTGTGACGCTACATTCCATGAGCCGCGGACGGACGTACACGGCGCCGCGGCTGGCATAGCGCGGGTCATCCTCGGCGAGAGACGCGCGGGCGATGACAGCGGCCGGGCGGAATCCTACCGAGACCGTGCGGAGCACACCTTGAGCGAGGAGGGCCGCGACTGTCACCGACAAGGGGTAGCTCTCGACCGGGGTGGGGATGAGGTCACCGCGCAAGGTCATCCCGTCTGAGCTCACATTCTCCCACCGGCCGATGGGCGGCGCGGAATAGTCGTGATTGTACGGGGCCACGGGGTTTTCGCGAAACTCCGACATGTCCCACGACTGTTCCACGATGTCATCCGCGCGGTCCGAGCCCGCATCCGACATCACGAAACGGTACCGGGCGGGCATCCCGTCGGGCTGCTCCTCGTCGGTGTCCTCGTCGCCGTCCATCACCCGCAAAACAGACCGGTAGGAAAGCGCGAGAGGTGACGCGCCAACAGAACCGGCGAGCCGTTGCACAATGTCCGCATCAAGGAGCTGGTCGAGATGAGACGCGGAGCCGCGTGCGATTGCGTGCACGTCTTCGGTTGTGCCGTCGACAGCTTCGGCCATGCGGGACACAAGCGCCGGCGCGTAGCCGGCGCGCGTTGCTGCGCCAATCCACCCGCGGACGACATCGGAGGGCGTGGAGGTGATTACAATCGGTGAAAACATGCGGCTACCCTTGAATCTGGACCGGTCGCACGACGCACCGGCAGTTGATGTCCTCAGACGGTACAAAAAACAAACCGGGTCCAAGCCCTGCGGCGCCTGATTCACTGTCGAAGGGCTCGCCCGGTTGTCGGAGCTGTCCGTCCAGCTCCACATGAGTAGGCCGGACCGCGTCGTCTCGGCTGCTCACCCACTCGCGCATGAATGTAACCCCGAGGTCTGCGGCCTGTCCGAACGCCATTTCCTGCCCCTCGGAGACCGTGCGCGCGGTTTCCGTGCGCGCGATGGTCAGCGCGCGCGCCGGGCTGAATCCGTGGTCGAGCATGATGGCCCGTTGAAGGTCCGAGACCGTCGCACCCTCGGCGAGAGCCGACCGCACGAGCACCGCCACGCGGTCTCGGGTCACCTGCTGCACCTGGGTAATCATCTGCGCGATGATTTGCTGCGACGGGTCGAGGGTCGGGTCAAATCGCACCTCGTCGATGAGGCGCCGGGCTACGATGGCGTAGGACCGCCGGACGCCTCGCTCTACCGTCTCCGGGTCGAATGATTCCCGCACGATGGCGAGCTCGACATCATCCATAAGGATTGCGCGGAGCTCCTCGTCGCTCACATTGCGGCGGATGCTCCGCCTACCCGAGAGCACCCGGCCCGCGCGGTCGGCGTAGCGTTTGGCCTGCTCGGGGAAAATCCCGCCGCGGCCCCTCCGCCATTCTGCCCGGATTTGCCGCTCTGTCGGCCGCTGTACCGCGTCAAGCCATCCCCGCCAATAGACGTCCCGCGGCGCGTCTGGACGGACTGCTACGGCCCGCAGAACGGGCCCGCAGACCTCGACCGCAGAACGGCGCCGCGGCTTATCTGCGGCCTCCAGCTGGCGTCGTTTGCCACGACTCCAGGCGTGGCCAGCATCCCCGCCCCACAAATCCCACGCAATCCGCAGATTACTCGGGGGGCGGTCGCCGCCGAGGCTCCAGGCGTCGGTGCCTTTCTGCCGGTTCGCTTCCCCGCTGAACCGCTCGAAAAAGGCGTACATGTCGCGGATGTTGTCGGGGTGGATGCGTACACCCTTGACAATCCGCCGCGCCATTTCGTAACCCTTCCGGGTGCCGCCTCGCTTGTACTTCCGGCGGAGCTCCAGACCTCGACCGGCCGCGCGGCGCATCTGTTTGGACGCGGTTAGGTCGATGTCATCGTACCGGCTGGGGATTGTGCCGCCGGCGCGCTCGACCGTTTCCAGCTCTCCGCCGTAAGGTAGCCCGACAGTCACAGCAGCGCCCCAAGCATGTCGAGCAGGGCCGCTACCTCGGTCCGGAGGTCGTCCTCATCGTCTGGGTCATCGTCGGTGAGCATTGACGCGAGCGCCGCGGCCTGTGCCCGGAGGTCGGCGCGGGTCTCGTCGTCCTCCTCGACCGGTGTGGGCTCGGGGCCTGTCGGTGCCGTCGGCTCGGGTGCGCCGGGCGTCTCGGGGTCCACGCCAAAGCCGGCGACCTCCGGCGCGTCGTCGAACCGCTCGAAGGCGTAGGCGTCGGCCGGCGCCATTCCGTGCGCGATGTGGAGGGCTACCCGTTGCAGCCGCTCCGTTCGCCCGTCCTCCATCTCGGGGAGCACATGACGCACCCGCACACCCGCAAAGCCGAGGCGCCGGGCAAGGTCGGTCAATGCGTCGTCAAGGAGAGCGGCAAGCGGGGTGAGCGTGTCGACGATGTAGGACCGGCGTTCCATCTCCGCGGTTGCGTAGTTCGCCGATTGCAAGCCGAGGAGGGTGGGCGGCACCCCGGTGACGGCGACCACCACAGACCGCGCGTATTCTCGGGCCTCCACTCCGCCCATTTCGCCGACGGTCCAATCCAACGCCTCAAACTGTCCAGCGCCGGACATGACAGCCACCCCGCCGGTCTGCTCGGTCAGGATGCGGTCAATCTGCGTCTGCATGTCCCGCACCTGCGGACGGCCCCACGTTTGCTTGGGGTCGCGCGGCACGTATGCGGCATCCGGACGGCCGCGGCTCGCCTTTCGCGCCATCTGCGCAGCCATCGCCACATCGGCGGCGAGGTCGCGGTCCATCGGTTGCACCTCGCCTGTCCCGTAGAGGCGCTGGGGCCCTCGACCAGCCGACGACATGCGGAGGTGCCCGACCACATCGGGCGGGTATCGTTTCTCCGTGCCCTGTTCGTCGTAGACATAGGCGAGCGGCTCGCCATTTTGTCCCGGCGTGATGGTCACCCGCGCGGGCTCCATGAGCAGCAGCGCCGCGGGAGCTGTGCCCGGTGCACCGACGCCGATGGGGAGCACGTAGGCGTTCCCGCCGGGCAAGAGGTCGGTCACGAGCTGCGTGCGCCATTGACGCGCGGTCTGTGCGCTGTTTGGTCTGTCGAGGAGCTCCCCAAGCGGATGTCCCGGCACGTCTTCCCATCCGTCCGCGGTCTGCCGTTGCACTTGGAGCGGGAGAGCGGCGAGCGATGACGCGCGGATGCCGACCGCGCGCCAGTACCACGGATTCGCAACAAGAGCCGAGGCCGCGCGCGCCGGGTCGTAGGCCGTCGGCACATTTTCAGCCGCGACAAAATCGGAGCCCGCGACAAATGCGTCCTCCTCGCGCGGCGGGTCGACCGTCACAACGGAGAGAGCCCGCAAAATGCGGAGCGGGAGAGACTCGGGGCGGGTATGCGTAGCGCTCATGCCGTCGAGGCTATCACGCGCCGGCGCTCATGTCTCAAGAATGCGAAAGCCCCGCCGGTGTGGGCGGGGCTTGGGGCGGGCGGGCAGGCGAAAATCACTATGAGACGCGAACCCACACATTGTATGTATCAGTGTGTGCCACTGTCCGCACATCCCATCGCCACCCGTTA